TTTTATTTTACAACGCATTTAATTTGGAATCTAAAATTATTTAACCTATTTTTGAAAAGACAAATAACATGGATATAATTTACTTCATTCTACTTACACCCGTTGCGGTGGTTGTTTCCTTCCTTGGATGGAAGTTGAGACAGTACAAAAATGACATTAACAAATTGCCAGAGGCAACCCCGTATCAGTACGAACGCGATGAGTACATTCCGCATTTTGATGAGTACACCCAAACATTGTATCAGTTTAAGACGGGCAAGAAATGAACAACCAATTATTAATTTGGACACCAGAACTTAACAAGTTGCGGGAGGTATTAGAAACCAACAAGAATTTCAAACACATCAAGATTATTGAGATGCACTATGAATCGGAGTTAATGGATTTGTGGCGTATCACATTTAAGGATGATTTGACATTGTGGGAGGCCTTTGAATTAGGAAAAGAAAGTAAACAAATATGACAACACACGAAGCGTTAACACAAGTATTCAGCAAATCAAACAAAGAATTATCAGAGGTATTGCAAACCAATTACAACACCGTTACCACATGGAAATTTCAATTCAAACGGAACGGGTTATCAATGGAAAAACAATTTGAGATTTTAGAGCAACTTAATTACACATTAAAAAACAAAATAATATGGAACAAACAAAAAGAAGTGCGGTAACCAATGTAACCGCCAACGGATCATTCGATGGCCAGTATGGCACATTGTACAAATTTGAAATCACCTTTGCCAATGGCGATTCGGGTGAGTATGCGAGTAAGTCCAAAGACCAAACCAAATTTAGTGTTGGGGTTGAAACGGATTACACCATCACGGACAGAACATTTAAGGACCGCATTTATTACAAGATTGCACCCGTAATGGCACAACCAGGGGCAACACAAGGATTCACACCAAAGGCCAAAGACCCCGAAACGGGCAAACACATCATGCGTATGAGCGTGTTAAAGGTTGCGGGTGACCTTGTTATCAACGGGGACATTAAACTGCATGAGATACTATCTTATGCCCAAATTTTTGAGAATTTCGTAAACAATGGTGTTGACACTTTGCAGAACTCAAAGTCAACCAATTACGATTCAAACGATTTACCTTTCTAAGATATGACAAACGATATTAGCAAATTGGCAAACATGATGATTGAAGTGGAGGGGGGCGAACGATGCCCCCTTGCATTCCACATCCACTTAAAGGAAATGGCGGAAGCCATCAAGGAGTTTCAAGACCAAGTCAAGCCCTTGGCATTAACCGAGGCGGCGAAATGGCATGGTCAAGTTTACTTAGGTTATGAGATAACAAAAAAAGCGGGTGGGGGTCGTTACAATTATGACCATATCCCCGAGATAATTGAATTAAAGAACCAGGTTAAGGAGTTGGAGAAACAAGCCCAATATGCGTATAAAACAACCACACAAGGTTTGTTGATTAGTGCGGATGGGGAATTAATAACACCCGCCCAGTACATTCAGAACGAGGACACGATCCAAATAAAACTAAGCAAATGAGAATGTTTATTTTATCCCTTGTCTGTATTGTATTGAGTGGGTTGGGGTACGGGTGGTTAATTGTGCATCACCCGTATGTGGCCCAGTGCATCGGCATGTCGATGGTGGGGTTGGGTGGGGTCATTTGGATTGTTGTGATGTTTAACGCAATAAAAAGGGGGCAATGAAGCCCCCCATCCTATGATATGACAAATAACAAACGGATTGTGCAAATATACGGATAATTTATTTTATATTTGTAGTGTTGAAACGGGATGAGCAGATTCCAATTCAGAAAACCTTATTGCCCTTTTGATTTTATATCACTGCTCTGATATATTTTCATTAGGGCTTTTTTTATGGAAAATTTAGGACAAATCATCAGAAGTAAAAAAACGGGAAAGAGCAGATACACTCCCGTAAGTAACGAAATCTTGCAAAGTTTAACATTAAGTGCCGAGGAAAAAAGTATCTTGGTTCACTTATTATCATTACCAGAGGATTGGGTTGTGTACAAAATGGCGTTTGGTAAGGCATTAAACATGGGCCGACACCGATTTAATAACGCGTGGAAGGGGTTGCAACAAAAAGGATACATTGTATCGGTACAAATGATTGACACCAATACGAATTTGATGCGGGGTTGGAATCACATGGTGCATGAAGAACCAGTATTGGACGAACAACGGATTGACCAACCTTCGGAGTTACCGAAAATCGGACAGTCCGAAAATAGGGTACTATACAAAGGAATAACAATACAAAGTAATAATATCACAAAGGAACTGCGTGAGGTTTATACTGAAAAAGAAAAAGAAGAACATACGGCCCCCGCGCCGAAATTGGAATTCCCAACGCTGAATGAATGTATTTTGCACTTTACTACAAATAATTTTAGTCAGAAGGATGGCGCGGAGTTTTACCATTATTGGGAATCAATGGGTTGGAAACGAAAAGGAGGCGCAAAAATTCAAAAATGGAAATCCGCCGCCCATCAATGGATGGCAAAATTAGAACCTAATAAACTTGAAATTACAACAAATAAACCGAAACTTGCCACACTATGAACAAACAACAAATCGTACTCGCCAACATTCTGTATTATGACACGGCCCGTCATTTTTTACCCCAAGTAAACAAAAATTGGTTTACCGATCCGTTCGCCAAAAAGTTAATTGATGTCATGACGGAAATGTATTTTAATGATGAACCCATTGACATCGTAACTTTAGGACATCACTTTGAACGGGTTGAATTGGTCACAATCGTTAAACTGCAACAAGAAGCCAGTGGAATCCACGACATTAAACCACACTTAAAATATCTTGAATACGAGTATTTGCGTGATGAGTTGGTGCGTAAAATTAGTAACATAGACATCAACAAGGATTTGAAAAGTTTGGTTAACGACATACAAGATGCGTTGGAGGCCACCACCTTTTCGACAAATAAAGAAGCGGAACAAATCATAAAGTTAACCAATATCGAAGTTGACCGCATTATTGAAAACTCACAGAAGGGGAATACATTAACGGGTAAGCCAACGGGGTGGAAGTTTTTGGATAAGTATTTAGGCGGTTACAACGAAGGTGATGTAATTGTAATTGCAGGTCGCCCAGGGATGGGAAAAACTGCATTGGCATTATCATTGATGAAGGATTTTGCGGAGTTGGGTGGTAAAGGTTTATTCTTATCGTTGGAAATGCCATCGGATCAATTGGCACGAAGGTATGTTTCACTTTTGGGTAACATCGACAATTGGAAGATTCGCAATGGGGCGTTGCAACCATACGAAATTGATAATGTCATTCAGATGGCAAACAATCAAAAAATCAACTTTTGGGTTGATGATGATATTGATGCAAGATTGAGTCAAGTAAAGGCAAAGGCCAAAATACACAAATCTAAACATGGGTTGGATGTGTTGATGGTTGATTACCTACAATTAATGAAAGGCACAAAGGATATGAGGGAACAAGAAATTGCGGAAATATCCCGTGCAATGAAATTGTTGGCAAAGGAATTGAAAATCACGGTTATTTTATTAGCACAGTTATCCCGCAAATCGGAGGACAGAGCGGACAAACGCCCGATGTTATCAGACCTACGCGAATCGGGTGCGATTGAGCAGGATGCGGATGTGGTTATGTTCCCCTTTCGACCCGAAAAATACTTACCAGAACAATCACAAATTGAAGGGGCTGAATTAATTATTTCCAAAAATAGAAACGGGGAGTGTGCAATAATTCCGACATACTACGAAGGTAGGTTGACAAGTTATCGCGAAAATACAGAACCAAAAATTTCATCACCCTTTGAATTTTGAAACTAAAATAGTATTATTGTATCGACAAATATGAAAATGGATATCAAACAAACGGTGATTGACTTGCTCACGCAGTACACCGACTTCAAAGACAACGACCAACAATTGGTTGCATGGTATTGGAAATTGGAAATGGAGGCGATGGGATACCCATCATCCAACACCCCCGCGATGAACTTCTTAAAATTAATGGCCAATGGGCGGTTAACATCCTCCGACACCATTACACGGGTTCGCAGGTTGGTGCAAGAAGAAACACCCGAATTGCGTGGTAAAAAGTACGATGAACGCCAGGCCAAACAATCACAAGTTAAAAAGGATTTAGGATATTGAAATGACAAACAATAAACAACAGACGGCAG